GACGTATCAAAGACTGCTTCACGCCCCACAACCCGCACCAGTGGAGATTACACTGCATTTGGGCACTGTTTTGAATCATCGGAGTTAGTGTTCTCCGCCTAGTTGCTAGGATATGTGGATAACGGCTGTGCATTTTGACCGTTGCTGTTGAATACTTGTATAAAAAAAGAGTTATACATTTGCGCCTTATTCAAAGTACGCTGTATAACCCTCTGGTAAGTTCCTGACTTTTACGTCCTGTTGGTTCTTACCTGTTGATTTTTACCTCTAATTTGATACAATAGTTATATCAGTTAGGAAGTAACACGTACCTCGAATAGTATGATATTCTTGGCACATCTTGATTTAGGAACGCCAATTCCTACTTCAAGACTTTCTAATATTTAATTGATGTGTTTATCATACCAATGTATGGTTGACATGTCAATACACAGGGAGATTGTCAATAAAGACAATTCAAACTAAAAATAATCTAGGTTCGTCTGTAGAAGATGAGCCTTTTTATTTTGTCCAAAAGTGGACAATTATACGTCTAATCATTTAAAAATGCTTGTAGAATGCGTTTGAGAGCAATAAAAAAACGCCCAACCGAAGTTGAGCGCCTGAATATTATTTAACTTCTGTTAATGTATCTGCTGATACCCATACATCACCATATCGGGTACTAAACGAAACAGCATTAGTAGCATCATCACTATCAATAACTTTTATTCTATCTGAATGCAAACGGAAGTAGTCACCAACTGCTAATGTTTGGTTGGCTGTTTTCTTTCCAGCCTTATCCACCTTATCAACTGATTCAACACCTAATCCGTTAAGTGTCCAGTCAATATCTTTGCCACCTGCTAGTGAGAAGTTGACAACTTGCCAGATGCCATTAACTTCTTTCATAGCGTCAACACGATAAGCTGGCTTAGCTTTAAAGAACTCGCCCGGGTTAAGTACTTGATCTACTTTGCTTTGATCTGGTTTGACAGCCACTTTTGAGTGAATGGTTATCTTACCGCCATTGTATACCTTTTGTGCCATGGTAATTAATTTGTTCATATCAATGCCACCTGGGCAAGCTGTGGCAACCACATGTTTATGTGGAATAACGTGTGTGCTATCTGGATAGAAACCATAGCGCTTGGCAATGTCGGCAATTAACTTAGCTGAACTAATATATGTTGCTTCTGAAATCGTCCACGTTGGCCCCCCAGTGGCATTCTTGTGTTCGATACCGATAGAACGTGCATTCATATCAGCGTTACCAGCATGCCATGCGGCAGTTTGCTCACCAACCGTCCCGATAATTTCATTGTCGGCAATTTCATAGTGGGCTGATGTTTGTGCTGCACCAGTAGCCAACCAAGTGTTAATCGCAACATCTTTGTTGGTTGTGGCATTGTGATGAATTAAAATTCTATCAATTGGCTTTCGTGTAAAATAACCCGCTGCCATTGCTCGCTTGTCATAGCTTGTAATCAAATCTGAATAGATGTCGCCATTAATGTTTTTAACCATTATTTGCTTCCTTTCAATTGCTTAACTGCCAGTTCAATAGCTGTATCAAGTTGCTTAGCATCAAACTTCAAACCTAATTTATTTGCATTTAAACGATCAGCTAGAAAATTTAAAGCCACTTGCTTCTTTTTATCTGACCCTTGTATGTGCATTTCTGCGTACTGAGTGGCTTGCAACGCCCACTGTTCTAGCAACAACAAGTTCTTATTCTTTGTGTGGGCAATAAAAAAACGACTAGCTGCGTATGCAACTGCCGTTAATATGCCTGTATTCCAGAGAAATAAAATAATTTCTCCAATTGTTTTTAGATTCATTTTTAATCACCCTTTTTATCGTGATATGCACGCCAATCTTCGAGTATACTGGTACGCCGATCTAAGTTATCAATGCGTTGGTCAACTGACCCAATTGTGTTTTTTAATTCTTTCATTGTCTCATTCAGCATGTCGAATGATTTAACGAACGTGAATTTAATAACCACCCAAACCGCACCACTAATCGATGTTAGTACAGTAAGCCACCCGATTAAGTCGTGCGGCATAAAGTTTTTCATATCTATTTCTCCGCTTAATTGCCATTCAAGAATTTACCAATTTTTTTAGCTAACAACACATAACCGTCGTCGTTAGGATGAAGTCCATCAGCCAATAATGACGTTGAATTGTATTGATTAATTGGTAATTCGTGATACAAATCAAGCACTGGCAAATGATATTTCTTACCAATGGCAATAACAGCCTCGACATAGTTGCGCAAATAAAGTCCTACGCTATTAGGTGTTGTTTCAACATCAACAGGTGAATTAGCGTCATTAATACGAGCACGCCACATTGGTGTGACTAGATAAATAGACACTTTAGGGTTACGCTCATAGATAGATTGAATACCGACATTCATTGCACCGTACAATGTTGTCGGGTCGGTGTCGTCGATTGTACCAACTGGCAAATCTTGCGCAAAGTCGTTCGTACCACCAAAGGCAATAATATTTCTAACGTTAGTCACATCAGTTGCTTGAATAACATCAACAATGCTACTTGTTTTATTATCTTGATGTTGCCAAGTTGCCCCAGAAATAGCAGTATTCGTGATATTAATATCACCATACGCCATCAAGTTAGCCGTCCATGAATTAACGGTGTTATCGCTTGAATGAAGCCCCCAAGTGATTGAGTCACCAAAAGCAATCAAATCTTCAACTGCTTTAAATTCTGGTGAATCATCAATGGTTGTTGATCTAATTAAATCAAGAGAGATATCTGAAATTAGTATTTCACCGTCGGTTTTATTTCCTGTTATATCAAAAACAAACAGCTTAATATCATTAATGTCATCAGTTAAATTTAAAGGTAATGTAATATTCTTTTTATACAACTTTCCTTTTTTAACAGGAAAAGAAATATCTTTGTTAATCGTGCTTGTACCATACGTTGACAATCTGATGCCAATATTATCACTATCTTGATTAGCAAATAGGTTCAATTTAACTAACAGATTAGCGCTACCAATTTTTTTAATTTTATCAAGTGGCAATGTCCAAGTAACTCTGGCAAATGTGGAATTTTTCCAACTTGCTTTTAACCATCCTTTTTTATTAAAATCTGGCAATACCGATAGTGTCATACCTCTTTCACCAACAGCATTACCAGTATTAAGCCTTGTTAAATTGCCGTTCTTAATCCATTTGATATCATTATTGAAACTAGGTTTGAAAGTGATATCAGTAATGAACACATCAACTAATTTATTTTTTTCACTAACTACTCCTAGACGTAAATAACTAGCATTTGCAATATCCTTAGGAATAAATGAAAGATCTAATTCTTCTAAACTATTAACATCTAGTTGTCTAGTTGTTAAAGATTCGTTAGAAATTTGATTGTCATTACTATCGTAATAACCAATAACAAAAGTGATAGTTTGCACTTTTTGAGAAAATAAAAGAGCTTTAAATTTCAAAGATGAAAATGAATTATTTAAAGTTATCACCTGATTAAACAATTCGTTTTCTATTTTAAAATTCACACCGGCATAATCATCTTTAACATCCGTACTTGTTACGTGTAACCAATTGCGCCCAAATAAAGGTTGCTCAATTGTTGCTGTCGTAGACGGTGAAAATAAATAAGCTGGATCAACAATACCGTTACTGAAGTTACCGTTTTTAATTAAACTAGTTTCGCCAAACACAAATGATGATATATCACCTTTGTTTTTGTCACTCAACCCAACTGCTTGGTAAATGCCAGCATCTTTCCATTCCCCTTTTGACCAAATATATTTGTGCCCATTATCTACTGTTACAAAAACACCTAACCTGCCGTTTGGATATTTATTTTTTAAATCATTTAAATTCTCGAATGCTTCTGGAATAAGACTCATGTAAGCTAACTTTTCATTAAAAGAAGCGTTAATGGCATCAGATTCATTATCAATACGTTCTTTTAGCGAACTATAAGATTTACCTAAACGACTAATACGAGCATTAGCGACTTCTGTTGCAGTCTCACGTCCCTCATTTAAGGCAGTTTCCCCATTTCGTTGGTCTTTATCAATGCGCCCTTTTAACGTTTGAAATGATTCACCATTGGCATCAATTCGAGCTTGTGTGACTTCATTTTTATCTTGCGCATTAACGTCACCAAGTAATTTTTCAATCTGTTTATCCGTTAAATCAGATTGTGAATCAAGACCTTGCTGAATTTTTTTGAAATTATCATCTAATTGATCTCGAATAACCTGTCCTAAACTTGTGTTTAAATTAGTGACTAATCTGTCCATTATTGTTTTACCTCGTTTGCTATCAAATTTTTATTTTCGTCTACTGAAACAATATATTGTTTTCCGTTTGATGCTAATATCAGTTGACCATTAACGTTTATGTTGTTTGTGTAAGTTTTATTACCCCCAATAGTTTCATCTTCCTGATTAGTAGAAGCGACCAACTTGGTACCGTTGATCAGTAACTCACCGTCATCACTAAAGCTCAAATCATACTTAGATCCATCTGGTGTATCAAAAACGATGTGAGGTAACACTAAATCTTCAAAATCAGATGGTTCAAAGTGAAACCCATCAGGTTTGATTAATAATCGCAAAGTATCTGACGTCCCATCTGGCATAACGCCAACGCCGAAATTACCGATGCCTGTTTTTCCTTTTGTAATTATTGGTCTACTCATCTACATCATTACCCCCATATTCGTACCAAACCCCATCTTTTGAGATAATATTCAACTTTGTATTTGCATTTTCAATTGCCTTAGCCAATGCAGCGCTATTTTGTTTAGCGATATTCAACTGGCGTTTATTACTCTTTTGATAATCTAATATCGTCTTAGAATTGCTGTTCAATGTAACAGTTGGATTCTGACTTTTATCTAATGGATAGTAGCTATAAGCCAACACCATCACATCAGTCACAAAGCCTGTATCTAAGATTTCTAACCGTCTCATTTCGCCTGCAATCGGCACATCACTATCCAAATAATCAAGAGTGATTGAGATTGATGGTTCAGTGACCAACTGTGCTTTTGCTGCTTTATCCGCTGCATTCACATCCGTAAAACGATCATCACTAAAATCACCGCCGTCCCAAACACCATATTCACTAATTGACGTCTCATCTTTCACAACGTGTGGTTGCCAATAAGAACTGCCGTCATCTTTTTGCGCACTAACCACTGTTAATTGATTAACTAAGTTCGTTGAATCATAAGTCAAAGTCATGTTGTCAGAGTTGTGACCATAGCCTAGTCGATTGCCTAAATTCTTAGAAAAAGTCGCCTTATCATACACAACAATTTTCTTATTATCTGGAAAAATAAATGCATCTGGCCAAGTTGATATAATCTGACTCAAACCATCAAAAGCATTGCTACCACCCAGATCACTAATTTGTTGTTTAGTAAACGTTCCTTTCACTTCATACGAATAGCCAAACTGATTGTTGGCAAAATAAAAAGACAGCACATCATTAACTGAATAAGTTAATGTGCCATCTTTCTTTTTGTGTTGAAATATTTTTCGACTATCCATGTAAATGTGAGTTGCTGTAATAGCAACGGTGGCATAACCACCTGAATAATTAGGAACATTTGACTTAATAACAAACTGTTGCCCTTTAAAAGTCACGATATTTTCAGCTGTTAATAAGGCGTATGCCACGCTTTTGTCATCATATGCAGTGAACGTTATTTGATACTGACTATTATTTTCCCAGCTGACATTGAATGTTGAATTGATTATTGATTGAAGCGGTTCTTGAAGGGTGCCGTCTCGCTTCATTACCGTTATCACTTCATTAGTCAATATAAATGAAAGGAAAACTAAAAGTGGTTTCGTGACTGGTAGCACCCGATACCATGATGTCATTCCACCCTTTTTCTAGTTTTAAATACCCAAAATCACTATTAAGTGAATCTGATTGACCGTTCAATGTAGTAGCTAGTCCATTTAAAATTAGATTATCACTACTTTTAATTGCTTTATTATATTTATAACTCGTGCCATTCGTTTTATTCGTAATCTGATAAGAATTGCCAGAAAATTTAATCAACAGCGCCAAATCATGGTGTTGATAATATGGATCAATCGCAATATCGCTAGGGTTATAAATCTTGAAATTAGTAGCTGTATGCTTATAAACAGGCGTATCAGTCAATTCAAAGTTCATTCCAAACGAAA